GCGCCGCCCAGTGGTAGGCGGAGAAGCCGCCCGACGTGACCGGCTGGCCGATCGGGTTCGACGCCCACGCCTGCGCGGTGGCGGCGTGGCCGGCGGCCTCGTCGCGGCGCTGCTCGGCCACCGTCTGCGCGTTGACCGCGTGGATCTTGGCGTCGACCGAGTCCGCCGCGGCGTTGACCGCCGTCGACATGGCGTCCTGGGCCCGCGCCTGCGAGGCGGCCGACGCGGTCTGCGCAGCCGTGGCCTGGTCGCGCGCCTGGGTCGTGACATCGCGGGCGGCGATGGTCACGTCGCGCGCCGCGGTGGTGACATCGCGGGCGGCCAACGTGGTGTCGCGGGCCTGCTCGCTGGCCTTCTGCGCCGTCTGCGCGTCGTCGCGCGCTTTGGTCGCCGTGACGGCGGCCCCGGTCGCCGTGGCGGCGCTGCCGGCCGAGGCCGTCTCGCTGGCCTTGCTGTTCGTTTCGCTGGTCTTGGCGTTGCCTTCGGACAGCGCTGCGGCGGCGCGCGCCGCTTCCGCCGCCTGACGGTCCTGGTCGGCCGAAGCGACGTAGGCCTGCAGCGTCACCGTCGCGCTGTCGGCCTTGTCGGCGGCCTGCTGCGCCCGCGCCACGTCGTCCTCGATCATGTCGACGACCTGCTGGACGTTGTCCATGAGGCCGTTGTCGATCAGCATGAGCAGCCGGCCGGGCGAGGTGACCAGCCGCGTGACCCCCTTGCTGTCGGTCAGCGGGTACTTGCCGTCGCCGTTCGGCCCGCCGTCCGGCTCGCCGGCCACCCAGTCGTCGTACTGGTCCTCGCGGGTCTGCCACTTGGCGACCATCGTCATCAGCTCGGCGACGATCTCGGCGTTGGAGATCGCCGCGCCGCCGAAGATCACCGCGTAGGCGACGTTCGCCGCCGAGGCGCCGGCCCACGGCCGGTCGAGCGTGACCCGCGCGTCGCCGTCGACCGACTTCACCTCGTAGAGCGTGTGGAAGTCGGTGGTGAAGACCATGCCCGGACGCAGAGCCGACGCCCACAGCGTGTTGCCCGCCCCGGTGACGGTGGCCGAGCCGTTGGTCAGCGTGACGGTTCCGGTGCGATACCAGCCGGCCATTATGCGGTCTCCTCGGGATAGGGAAAGCGGGCGCGGATCTCGGCAAAGTCCGCGGTCATCCGGTTGAGCTTGGTGGGGTCGTTGCGCAGCAGGCTGTCCTGCAGTGCTTCCTGCTGCTTGTGCGCCGGCCAGGCGGCGAGGTAGGCGGCCTCGCGGAGCGCGGCGATCTCGGCGCGGCTGCGGGTCCTGGTGATCTTCACAGCGTCACCTCAAAGGTCGCGTCGAGGTGCGGCCAGGCGCTGACCGTGATGCGGTAGCGGCCCGGCACGTCATCGTAGTCAAAGCTGCCGTCGATGACCTCGTAGGTGTCCGAGGTGCCGAGCGTCAGGCTGGTGACGGTGACCGTTGCCGGCACCGGCAGGGCGTCGAGGCCGGCGATGACCGGGCGCTTGCGCACCATGATCTCCTCGCCCGACAGGTCGACGTAGTCGCGCAGGAGGTCGGCGGCTTGCGGAAGGATGCCGTGGTCGCCGGGCTGGAGCTGGTGGCGGTAGTCGGCCAGGGCGCAGCCGCCGGTGCCGAGAATGCGGCCCTGCGCGTCGAAGCGCGTGAAGACGGCGCCGGTCGGCGGCGGCACGAAGTCGGCGAAGGCCGGGTTGTCAGAGTGGTCGGTCATTTGCGGAGCTCGATGGCGACGACCCAGACGACGCCGCCGCGCTTGAGGCCGGCGTCCAGGGCGGTCAGGGCGTGTGTGCCGGCGGCCAGCCCGATGACGCGCATCGAGCCGTACTGGTCGAAGCCGCCCTGGTCGCAGGCGGCGATCAGGCAGACCGGCCTGCCGGTGGTGGTGATCACGCAGGAGGCGGCGTTGGTCCCCGAGCCCCAGGCCATGTTGCTCGTCGCGTAATCGACGATCGAGCGGCCCTGGACGGTCAGGTTGTCGATGTTGGCGTCGCGGATCTGCGCGTAGCCGATGTGCGCCGACTGAATCGCCGCCAGGGCGATCTTGGCCGAGTCGATCGAGGCGTCCTGAATCCACGCCTTCGACATCGAGATGCGGGCGACGCCGTTGACGTTGCCGATGACGAACGGGTAGTCGGCCGACTGCCCCGGCAAGCCGACGATGAAGTTGTCCGAGCGGACCACGAACTCGCTGGTGCGCCCGCCGGAGTTGTTCGGGTAGCTGGCGAGGCCGAAGCCGCTGATGAAGCCGTTGGCGTCGATCTTGACCGTGTACTGCGCGCTCAGGCCGTTGACCGACGTGATGGTCTGCTGGATGGAAGTGGTGTTCTGACCGACCGTCGTCGTCAGCGTGCGAACGTCGTTCGCCACGGCCGACACGGCGTCGGCGCGGGATGTCTGCTCGGCGGCGATGGCGGCGGCGTTGGCGTCAGCCTTGGCCAGCACAGCGTCGAGGCGCGTGCTGAGCGCCTGGTCGGCGCTGGAGCGGGAGGTCGCCTCGGCGGCGATGGTGGCGGTGTTCTGCCCGACCGTCGCGTTCAGCGCGGTCAGGCTGCCGGCCGTGGCGCTGATCTGGTCGGCCTGCGCGCTGAGCGTCTGGTTGACGGTGGCCAGCCGGCCGTCCACGTCGGAGGCGAGGTCGGTGACCGCCTCGGCGTTGGCGGCGATGGCGGAGGCATGCGCCTGCTGCGTCGTGACGATGCCAGCGAGCTGGCCGTCGTAGGACGCCACGATGCCGTCGATGCGCATCGCCGTGGCGCCATCGGCGTCGCTCAGCGCCTTCAGATCCTCGCGGACCTCGGCGAAGCTGTCGCCGAACTGCGCCGTCACCGTTGTCAACTGCTCGGCGAGCGCCTGGCGGTCGCTGACCTCCTGGGTGATCTTCTGCGTGACGTCCGCAGTGTCGGCCTCGCGCCGGCCGATCTCCTGCTTGACGCGGGCGTAGGTGCTGTCGGCGCGGGCGGCGGCGAGGGCCAGCGTCTCGGCCACCTTCTCCACCGCGTTGATCCGCTCCTGCAGAAGCGGAACGAGCTTGGACTCGGAGATGACGCGGTCGACCAAGTCCTCGTGGCTGATCTGCTCGGTGGTGGCGCTGGTGCCGAGATTGGAGTTGAAGTCGCCTTCGTTGCCGCCGATGTCGACGGCACGCACCCAGTACCAGCGCGTGACCAGGCCGGCGAGGCCGCCGCGCGTGAAGGTGTTGCCCTTGACCGTGCCGACCAGCGTCGCCGAGGCGAGGTCGTCGCGGTCGTTCTCCCAGACCTCGATGTGGCCGAGGTCGGTGTCGGTCGGGTTGACCCAGGTAAGGACGATCTGCCGGTAGCCGCCGGTCGCGGCGAGGCCGGTCGGCGGACCGGGCGGAATCCCCTTGCCGTGCACCGTCGCGGTTGCCTCGACCGCCGGATCGGACTCGCGCCCGTCGTAGGCGACCGAGCGCAGGCGCAGCGTGTACAGGCCCTCCTCCAGGCCATCGAGGTCGAGGCTGAAACCGGCCGTCTCGTGCACCCGCCACTGGCCGCCGGGCGTCTGCACCGCGAGCCGGTAGGCCTTGACGATGGGGTCGCTGACCGGCGACCAGGAGACGGTCAGCCGCGCCTGTGGCAGGCCGTTGATCCAGTAGACGTTCTCGACCGCCGTCAGGTTGCTCGGCGCCGGGATGCCATTGCCGTTGTTCTGGTAGACCGGCGGCGGGATGTCCAATCCCTCCTCGACGCGGGCGTACTTGCCCGGGTCGTGCAGCAGGCCGCTGATCTCGTAGACCGCCTTGCTCTTTTCCCGCACCGCCAGGACGCGGAACAGGCGCGGTGCCAGATGGGAACCGGTCAACACCCACAGCGCGTGGGGCTCCGGCGCCACCGGATAGCCCTCAGCGACCAGAAGCTGCGCCGCCTCGCCGGGCCCGCTCGCCACCGCGCGCTCGGCGATGCTGCCGTCGGGGAGCTCGACCGACAGCGTGTAGCTCTGCCCGGCCTCCAGCGTGACCGGGGCATCGAGCGTGATGGCGTTCGCCGTCGCCGCGGCAATCCGGCCGCCAAAGCGCACCCCGGCAATGTTGGGGTCGGCGACCGAGATGATGTCGCCGGGCATCACGTCGGCATGGTCGAAGCTCGCCTCGTAGACGATGGTCTCGGTGGCGTGCTGTTCGGTCTCCAGCAGCCACAGGCCGAGCCGGCGGGCCTGACTGCGCGAGCGGCAGCCATAGGCGGTGATCTCCGCCTGCCGCCA